TCTTCTTTAATATCTTCAAGACTTCTTTATTGCTCATTTGCTTTCCTTTCTTACAGGAACGGACATGTTTCGTAATTAAACAATTGCCAGGTCTTACCTGCTTCTGCAACGTCCACATTTGCCATTCCTGCGACTTTTTTTATTCTTGTGACCATTTCCTCCGATACTCCATTATTTGCGCTTAAATGGCAAATAATGACGTTCTGGAGTGCGTCTGTTGTGTTAGCTTCTATGAAGCCTGCACACGTTTCTAGCTCCATATGCCCCTTAATGACATGCAATCGTTTACCAGTGACGTCCTCTGAAATGTACTTCTTTTGGTAATTGCAAGACACCAGGATATGGTTAATATCCTTAAATCGCCACCTTACAAACTCTGTGTCAGTAATGTAGAGCATTCGTCCCATCTCTGGATGCTCGATAATGAATCCATAGCACGGACACTCTGTACCATCTGCATCGGTATGTTTGAAGCGTCCATGCACATCATTCATCGGAACTGATACAATTTTAAATTCACCATAGCCACCGATATAGGAGTTATCTTCATAAGGTTTGTAGACTGGGATTCCCATTTCTTCCAGATCGCTTACTGCTTCTGAATGATCTCTGTGTTTATGCGTAATAACGCATCCAACAATATCAGATACCTTCCAACTGCATCCCTTTTTGATCTTCATGATCGGGATTCCTGCATCAAGAAGAAGCATCTTGCCTTTGTTATCCTTTAAAACATAGCAATTACCAGAACTGCCGCTGGCTAAGCATGTTAGAATCATCTAAAAAACTCCTCTCTTGCGTTCATCCCTCCACACTTTCGATGTGGTAGCGACCGTAACCGCTAGTTCTTCCGCTTCCAATTCCATTTCCAAAACCTGCAAGACGAATAATGTTTAAAATCTGTTCCAGAGAATACGCATTCTCTGTATATTGAATGGTGAATGTTGCACTCCATCCGCTGAATCTATTCAGCCGTACAAGTACTGGAGCACCTTTCTTTGGTGACATAAGCTTTTCATCAATGAAATGCTCTGCAAACTTGATTGGAACCAGATTGCCCTTCGCAATGACATTTACAGCGGCATTGAACTTAGTTGCGTAAGTGTCAATCTTGTTCTGAACAACAGCCTGTCCAAATGATTTTTTCAAGCCAAATGCTGTAATGCACGGTGCATTGTTGGTCAGTGCTTCTCTCAAACCTTCCTCTGTGAAGTCTGTAGGCTTTCCACCATACCAGTGCATAGATGTGATCACTTCTTCCCACACATTTGTAGCTGCTGTGTCCTTAGCCTTGTTCTTTCTCTCGTCGGTAAGCTTCCTGGCGTTACAATCATTCATTTTGTTAAGCACCAGGTCCCCATCACCTGCAATAGTAATTCTTGCCTGTTTGATGCTTAACGGTTTCAATTCGATAACCTGTGTTTCTTCCTTCTTTGTCATAATTTGTGTTCTCCTTTTTTGTTTTGGTCTAAGCTTTCGCTCGAGGCGCGTCATGAACGTTGTGATGCAATGTTATGTGCTATTTTGTGCTGCTGTGTGATATGCTGTACTGTCATATGTTATTTTCTGCGGCTTATGCCGCGTCTCAAACGTAAGTTTTAGGTGTTCTGGTAACACTTGCAGACAACATGAAATGTTTTGTCGTGTACTGTCGTGTTCTGTAATGTTCTGTTCTGTATTGTACTGTGCTGTGCTAGGCAACTCATGCTGCCTGCAAATGCTACCAGTTTGTTTTGCTGGTATCCACTCGGTATATAGCATAAACTATGCATAATTATGTATATTGTTGTATTCTGTGATGTTTTAAACTATCCTGTACTTTGTTATGACATATTGCTTATGCCACATATAGAATGGATACCTTTTGCGTCGTGTTATGTACTATTCTGTCTTGTATTATTCTGCCTTGTACTGTTTTGTTTTGCTATATTCTGTTCTGCCCTGACTTATGGGCTAGCATAAAGCAACAAATAATCTGTTTTGTAGTGTAGTGTATTGTTATGTTCTGTCCTGTCCTATCACTTTTTGCTATATAATTGAGGCTTACTTGCTGCCTCATACTAGCCCATAAAATCTGCTTAACTCGAATGCTCTATGAATGATGCAATGTTATGTTTTGTTGTGTCGTGTTATGTTCTGTCCTGTGCTGTTATGTTTTTGACATATGAGCCATTTCTTTTCTCAGATGGTGCATACCGTTACACCATCCATAGAACACTCGAATTAAGCATCGAAACTGTTTAGACTGCTATCTTGTCGATTTCTTCAAATACACTCTCTAACTCAGAAAGCGACTTATACCGATTTTGAAAGCTTCTCAGTTCTGCGTAAGCCCTCTGCAGCAACTTCCGATACTCGTCAGGTTGCGTTGCAAAATGCGTTGTTGGCATATACACATTTCTCTGACTTGTGACCTGGAAGTGTCTAATAGGTGGTTTATTGTCCTGCTTTGGGATAACTACAAAGAACTGAATAAGCTGTCTTGCCTGCTGCAAGCGATATTTCTCTGCCGCTATGCTATCGTTCCATTCAAAACACTTGTGAAGTTCTGACTGTTCGTCTCTTGCTTTCTCAAGTACTTGTTCTGGCGTTATCTCTGCATCTCTTCCGATTTCATCCAGACACTTTGCGGCATTGGCTTTGAAAATCCCTTCTATTCTCCATTTGATTTCATCCATAGGCTATCTCCTGATCAGGCAGACATAAAAGGTGGCAAAGCATCTTTGTTTGCTTCCTTATTCTGCTCATTTGGTTCTTCAAATACCTGTGAATTTGCGTTTTCTGCAATTTCCTGCTGCACCTGCTCCTTCATGTTCTCTATTGGATATTCCTTAAAATCGTCGTCCTGCATTTCTTCTCTTGTGTACAGACCCATGGTCAATTCTGGACAGTTAAGGCTAGAGAAGAACGAAGCTGCTCTGTATCTCAGCATTAGCTGTGGCATTGTTTTCCACTTGCTGCCATTTTTGCTCAACCAGCCTTCTTCTTTTGCCATATCCATGTCAACGGTCATTCCATTGACTTTTCTTCCGTTTTTTGTTGTCCATGCCGTACAAGAAAACGGTTTTCCATCCTTATCCTGTGTCTCTTCAAATTGCAATTCCATATCGAATTTTCCAGAATTGTTAATCGCAGCAATTAAGAACTTTGAACTCCAAGACGGTCTACCCTGAATTACGTGTAAATTCTGCATAACCATCATTGGACTTACTCGTAATCGCTGAGCCTGCTCAATGGCGATTAGACAATTTGCTTCATTCTTTTGAAATGTCTGTGGGACAATGGTTGAGCTTGCCAGTGCCTTTGCCATCTGCATAGCCATAATGAAGTTATCGCTTGT